TACCAATAGTGCCACTACCTTCACTAGAAGTACCAATAAAACCAGTACCGCCACCACCAATTGCTACTGCGTAATCTGTGCTACTAGATAAAAGTAATGCATTTTCTAAAGAACCACTACCACCAGTTGCTGTAACGGTTGAACGCATACCGCCAGCACCACCGCCACCACCAACACAACCGCCACACCGCCACCTGCAATTACAAGATAATCAACTATTATTGGTCCTGGCCAGTTGCTTGCACCCTTTTCTCTTTGTTGGTCACGAATAGCCCAAATACCAGACGCAACAGAAGTGCTTGAAGTCTTCTTCCCTCCGATAATTCCGCCGTTAGAACGCACTAACTAATCTCCTCGTAACTACAAACTGCTTCCAAGTCAGAGTTGGCACTTGCTGTCAAACGGAGAGTATCGCCCTCCTCTAAATAAATGGATTTAGAAATAACATCCAAAGTCGCATCTGCTGGAACATTAACAGTTTTAGCAATGTGATACGCAGTAGATGAACGGAATATATCAACATTTATGTCCGCATTATTTACGCCGTCAACGTTTGATACATATAAAGCATTAACTTTGAAAACTTTTCCTGATGAGGCACTGTTCGTAACAATTGCTGTTGCAGAAGTCGTTACAGCAAGAACTGCAGTCTTGCCCGTGATTGTTACTACGTTTACTATATTTGGTGCTGCCATAATTTCTCCTTAGCCGCTGAACACTATTGACATGGCGATTGCCTTGCCTGTTGATGCTTTTGTATTTAATTGTGTTTGAATCGCTGAAGTAACTCCGTCAAGATAGCCAATTTCGGTATCTGAGACATTTGCTACAACTGCTTGTTTGGTATCTAACTGTGTTTTGACATCTGGTTCAATGCTAAGTGTCGAGATAGAACCAGCCATCGAACTGTGATATTGGCAAGCATAGTAAAGGGTGTCAGGGGCGTTTTGTGGAAGTTCCACGATGATTGTGCCGTTTTGTGTTCCACCATTTGTGATGCCTGTGCTGTAAACATTGCCTGACGAATATCCGCCCGACACTGTCTGTATCCAAAACGGGTGACCTGTTGCGTTAACTACGATTTTATATTTTTTGCCTTTTTTGAAATGAATCGTTCCGTTAGAAACACCATTGATTAAGTATGCGCCGCTTCCAGAGTTGGTGATGTAATAGTCCTCGGTTGCTGGTGTGCTCCATATAAGACCAGTTGCTGTAGATGAATCAACGGCAAGAACTTGGCTTGCTGAACCAACGGCTAATTTGGCAACCGTGTTATCTGCTGTGCCAACAAGCAGGTCGCCTTTTGCGTCAAGAGTGCTTAACAGTTGGTCAAATGGTGCTACACCGACTTCAACCCAAACCCCACCGTAGTAAACAAATGTTGCACCAGAACTTGAGTTAAACCAAACCTGTCCTGCTATTGGTGAAGCAGGCGCTGTATCTGAGATTGTTGCCGCCATACCAGAAGCGCCAAGTTCAACCCACTGTGAGTCGTAGTAAGTGAATGTTTGTGCAGTGTCGGAGTCAAACCACATGTTGCCTTCAGCAGGTGAGGCAGGTGGGCTTGAACTAATAGATACGGAAGATACAGAGCCGGTACCAATTTCAACCCATTGAGAATCGTAATACGCAAATGTTTGTGCAGTATCTGAATCAAACCAAAGGTCGCCTTCAAGAGGGCTTGCTGGTGCCGATGAACTTACTTGAACTCGTGCGGAACCATTGCTTCCACCAATTTCAATCCACGCTGTTCCGTAATAAACAAATGTTTGCGCCGTGTCTTGATAGAACCAAATTTGACCCTGTGTTGGTGATGTTGGTGCTGTTGAAGAAACCGACGCCCCAACATTGGATGCAACCCACGCTGAGCCGTTCCATTTAAGAAATTGACCAGTTGTTGGTGAGGCAACAGAAACATCGGAAAGATTATCTAATGTCGCATTGATGGCGACTGTCGCCGTTGAACCTTCACCCTGTGTGTGCGTGACTGAAATACCAGTTCCAGCAGACACATCAACCATGTAGTTGCCGGTTGTGTCCGTTCCAAGTTCAACAGTGTTTGCCGCTGTTGCAGTATTGACTGCATCAACTACGAAAGCAGTTGTGGCAACTTGTGTCGTGTTCGTTCCACCAGCAGCAGTTGGTGCCGTTGGCGTACCGGTTAGCGCAGGGCTTGCTAAAGGAGCCTTTGCATTTAATTGTGTTTGGATTGCTGAAGTTACGCCGTCAACATAATTTAATTCTGTTGTTGAAAGAGTCGCCCCATCTAAAATATTTAATTCAGCCGTTGATGAAGTTACGCCGTCAAGAATATTTAATTCAGCAGTAGAAGCAGTAATGCCGTCAAGAACATTTAGTTCAGCAGCATTGGCAGTTACACCATCGGTTAAATCCGAAATTGAATAAGTTAGCGAGTCTGCATAAACCTGTGCCGCTGATTGAGCAGCGTCAACATATGCTTTTGTAGACGCATCAGTATTGTTTGATGGTGTCGGAACCGTAACCGTTCCCGTAAATGTTGGTGAAGCAAGATTTGCTTTGAGGTCAAGAGCAGTTTGCTGTGCCGTCGAAACTGGTTTTGCAGTATCTGCTGTGTTATTCACCGAACCTAGTCCAACCATTGTTGCGGTGACGCCAGAAACTGTTCCTGTAAATGTTGGTGAAGCAATCGGCGCTTTTAGACCGATGGCAGTTGCTGTTGTGGCGGCGAAGTTTGCGTCATCACCTAAAGCATCAGCCAATTCGTTGAGGGTATTTAAAGTTGCTGGCGCAGAATCTACAATTGCCGCTACCGCCGCATCTGCATAGGCGGTTGTGGCGACTTGAGTATTGTTAGTACCAGCAGAAGCAGTTGGTGCGGTTGGTGTTCCTGTAAGAGTCGGTGAAGCCAAGTTTGCTTTAAGGTCAAGAGCCGTTTGTTGTGCAGTAGAAACAGGTTTCGCAGTGTCAGCAGTGTTATCTACCGAGCCAAGACCCACCATCGTTTTGGTGATACCAGAAACCGTACCAGTAAAAGTTGGACTGGCAAGGTTTGCCTTAAGGTCAAGCGCAGTCTGTTGAGCAGTAGAAACAGGCTTAGCACTGTCTGCCGTATTGTCCACTGAGCCAAGTCCAACATCGCCCTTAACTATTCCTGTTGGGGTATTAATGACAGGTGACGTGAGTGTCTTGTTGGTGAGCGTGGCAGTGGCGGCACGTTCTGTGGCATTAGATGTGTTGTCCACATTGCCAAGTCCAACCATCGTTGCTGTGACACCAGAAACTGTTCCAGTGAAAGTTGGTGAAGCAATTGGTGCTTTAGTGTCAATCTGTGTTTGGATTGCGGAAGTGACTCCATCTAAGTAGCCAATTTCTGTATCAGTTACGTTTGTTACGCGAGCCTGGATTACTGATGTATCAACAGTGATTGTTGGGGTGGCGTTTTCTCCTGAGTTATTGGCAAGAGTAACGCCGGTGCCTGCAACTAATGATTGAACAAACGAACCAGTTGTATCTGTTGCTAAGTCAATTGCGTCATTAACCCACGCTGTGCCGTTCCACTTAAGAAATTGTCCGCTAGCCGCGCTTGTGATAGTTACATCAGCGACATCATCAAGCGAGTTGATTGCCGAACCACCAGCATCAGTGTCATTTATCCAAGCCGTACCATTCCATTTCAGAATTTGTCCGTTAGTTGGCGATGTGATTGTTACATCAGACAAATTGTCAAGTGTGGCATTTAATGCGATAGCAGCAGAAGAACCTTCACCCGGTGTGTGTGTTACTGAGATTCCCGTGCCAGCAGTTACTGCCGACATGTAATTACCAGTTGTGTCTGTGCCTAAATCTATTGCGTCGTTAACCCACGCAGTACCGTTCCACTTAAGAAACTGACCGCTGGCGGCGCTTGTAATTGTGACATCATTGATGTCATCAATAGAACTGATTGTTGTGCCTGCACTATCTGTGCCGTTGACCCATACTGCTCCGTCGTATTTAAGAACCTGTCCTGTGGTTGGTGAAGAAATATCAATATCGCTTAAGTCTGATAATTCCTCTGCGCCTGCATCAGGGATAAGAGCAACCCACGCCGTGCCAAAATAAATAAATAGTTCAAGCGTTGTTGAGTCATACCAAAGACTGCCAACCTCTGGGTCTGCGGGTGCAGTGTCACTAACAGTAATTGTTGAATTACCACTTATCTCGTTCCAAACATTGTTTGAACGATAATAAAACGTGTGGTTTTGTATGTCTACAGCAAGGGCGCCGTTTGCTAATGCTGCGGTAGGTACTCCATTTGTTGCAAGTGTTACGACACCTGCTGGCGCTTTAAATACATCGTCGGTAGTGAGAACATTTGCTGAATCACGGTAAAGATTTGTGTCATAAGTGCCAGTGCCATCACTCCAAGAAAGACGTCCGCCTGCTTCAAGTTTTACTCGACCATAGGTTTCGCCGTCAAGAAATACGGTCAGGGCATCAGAACCAGCAGACGCCAGTTGTTTGATGGTAATAGGAACTACAAATTTTTGAGCCACTTGCGACCTCAATCGCTATTGCTGTTAATTCAATTAGCCCCTCAAGGCTAATCTATGTTTTAAATTTAGCCTGTTACAACAATTCTGTAATCTCCTGCGCCGATTGAGCCAAGAAGCGTTACTGTTACAGTATCGGTATTGGCGCGTACCACATCACCGAACACTGTTGCTCCGCCAGCGACTTCAACAATCTGAACACTTACATCAAGTGTGTTGAACAAGTGAGTAACCGTAGTTGTTGATGTTCCCGACGCACTTGCAGCACATGCTTGAGTGGCAACACGAGCAAGTGCTGACGCAGTTGTCGTAGCAGTTCCAGCAGTGGTTTTAATACCGAGGTTTGTGCGAGCACTTGCCGCATCCGAAGCACCAGTACCACCGTCTGCAACAGCGATATCTGTGCTGTTCCAAATACCTGTTGTGATAGTCCCAAGAGTTGTGATTGAGGACTGACCAACATAGTTGGCTGAGATGTCAATCGCATCAGCGGTAATTGCGGTACGGTTCGCAGTGACGTTGACATTGACTTGTGTGCCATTCTTCGAGAGACCATCTCCCGCATCAAACGAACCAGCACCAGAGAACTGTGTCCAAGTAATTCCTGTTGAGCCAACATTGATTGTTCCATCTGTTGAAATAACGAAACCAGAGTCAAAGTTAATCGTTCCTGCTTCAACGAATGTAAATGTTCCACTGGTTAGTTCGCCTGTATCGGCTGTTCCGTTTGCATCAGATGAGCGTGAAGCAGCACCAGAAGTGACAGCAACATAGATACCGTTTTCGGAAGCAGAAACTTGGTTCTTAACAAGAACTCGGTCACCATTGACAAGTGTTACACCGTCGATTACATCGCCAGCCTCAAGGTCTGTTGCAAGGTTGATTGCTCCAGTAGTTGCAACTCTTACCGATGCTTTAACATCAAGACCTTGTCGTGCGGCATCTACATAACCCTTGGTCGCAATATGTGCGGCATCTGTCGGGGTGGCAACTTTAGCGTTACCTTGTGCATCACGTTTTACAAGTTTGGAAGCGGTTGCAGCATCAGTTGCATCCGTAAGCATCTGCCACATTGCGGCTGGCAACAAACCAGCACTATCGGTGTCAGCGACATTGAGTGTGAGGGTTACCGTGCCGTTTGATTCAGAAACCGTAAGCGCTTCAGCAATACCTGCGCCACCACCAGAAACAAAGGTGTGGGGAATAGAAACAAACGCTGAACCCGTGTACACCTTGATGGTGTCGGTCGCTGTGTTGTAGACGAGGCGGCCTTCAAAGTTCCCCGTAGTGGGGTCAGTTGCTACCTTTTGAAAAGTGGCATTAAGGAGTTCGTTTTGATTAAGGTCTAGGTTTGTAAGAAATTTTTGTGCCATTTTACTTCCTTATGTGAGATAAGCCTTACCCGAAAACGCCGCTGAAAAATTAACTGTGATTTGAGTCGTGCTGTTATATGTTACATCACCAAACACGTGTGTATCTGCAGAGTCCACGATTGTCACCGATGGTTTTCCACCAAGAGTGTGAGTAATTACCCAAGAGGTAGCGGCCTGTCCTTGGGTAAATTCATGACGTCGAGTGTTGGCTGCGCCAGCAAATGCCCTGACAGTTACGAGATTTGGTGAGTCTTGATTAACAATTACTTGATTAGCGGTGTCTTGGTTGATGTAAACCTGATTGGGCACATTGCTCATCGGGTAACCTCAGATATCAAGGTGACATCCCCACGAATAACCTTTGAAACTGTTCCATCAGAACTTATGATTTCTAAGTCATAAACCCCACTAGTTGTAATGGTGGCTGTGTCAGCGGCAGTGATGCTTAAAGAAATTTCGTTATTCTTTGTTGCGTCCACACCGATATTTGGATTTATTGTTATTCGACTATTTTCTGTAGTCAAAACAATAATTGTGGACGTACTGTCAATAGTTCTACGGATATGCATCCGAGCAGTAAAACCAGCCAAATTAAAATTTTCGAAAGTTGCACCCGTAGGGTCCGTTATCAGGTCTGGTTGCTCAAGAGAGATGAGGCGCCCAAAAGTAGAGCCCTGTTCTATTGTTATGTTATAAACACCAGCAATCATGGGCGCGCTCTCCTAATCAAAGACACTTAAATTGTAGATTAGGAACCCCTGTCTTTAAGGACAGTTTCAGATTAAAGTGCTGAAACAGAGTCCTTATTTGAGCCAACCTTCTTAAGACCCATACTTATCGCAATTGACGCGGCAACAGCAGTAACCCCAATTTTCAAATTGGCAGAATCGGTCAATGCATCAAAATCAGAACCAGCAGCAACCCATGCACCCAGGAATGCTGTAACAAATGTCTTTACTGCCTGTTCAACTACTTGCTTAATAAATGCCATGCTCATATTGTTCTCCTTGTTGTGTTTGTTTCTTATTTTAATTTTACCACTACCCGAGTGGCGCAACATCCAATAGGCCATAAACTTCATCGTCGAGCAAAAACGGCAGCGACGTATACGCCGCATGGACAATATCAAAACCTAACGGTTTAGCCAATTGGGCAATAGCCACAATCTCGTCACTGGTATCCCCATTAGAAACCACACCGGGTGTTTCTGTCAATAGGGTGTAAATATTAATTAGAAAACTTGAACCCCCAGGAAAAACGTATACAATTTTTTGACCAGACAAAAGTTGTTTTACTGACTCCCTAAGCGCCTCAACACTGCCAGCACCCCAACCAAAATAAGAATTTTCTAATTGCCACAAAACAAACTCATCGGCGTCAACCGAATTAGCAGCAAGAATTTCGGCGCCGTTAACGTTGATATTTCTTAAAATTCTAGAACCAGTAAATTGACCAAGCCAGTTAATAAACTCTGGTCTCACTGTTTCAGGGTCTGTCAAAACACTATTTGTCCAAGGTTCATCACCACTATACTCAGCAGGAATTTCTTCTGAAAGATATTGGTAAGCATCGGAATATAATTGAGCGGCGTCATTTGCCCTAGATGTTAGTACGTGAAATAATTTATAAAAAGGGTAAGTTGGATACTCTTGTAGGCCGTCTTTGTCCCAAATAAAAGAGGGGATGTTTTGTCTTAAATTTCTAACAAAAACATTTTTATAAAAACTGTTATCACTAATCAATGTAAGCAAGGAAACATAAAAAATATTTCCACCATGGTTAGAGATTGTAATTTGTATGTCAAAAGAAATAGAAACGCCGCCAGCATTAATGACGGGAGAGTAACCCGTGGACCACTGTGATGGTTTTGTTGTATCCTCATGTACTGTAGTAACATTTGTTTGGTCGTTATGGATTGAAGTACTTAAATTTAATGCTCTTGTAGCAAAATACCGTGCATGAAATTGAAAATCATCATTTATGAGTAACGTATTAGCAGAGGTTATATTATTTAGAGTTAAAACAATATTATTGATTTCGCTTGTTGGCTGTACTTTAAAAGAATATTGAAGTGGGTGAACGTTTTCTTCCGCAATGACAGAAATTGTTGCCCCAGTAACAGACCAGTTATTGGCGTAGCCCGTAGGGCTTAACTCTTGGCCATCAGTACCGAATCTAGAAAGAGCATTGGCTGGACTAATAATGTTTAAGGTTGTACCCATAAATTATTACTCAGCCGTGTACGGAGTCATCGTTAAGGTTATGTTTGCGGTAGTTAAATTTAAAAGAGTTCCTTTTTTGTTGTACATCAAATCATTCCCTACGTTTGAATCCCAATAAGTATTGCCGCCAACGGTCGCCAAAGTAAGCACCGTAACGTGAATAACAGCAGAGTTTTGTTGAAGTGCAGACAAGACTTCGTTATATCGCACTCGTTCTTCTGTGTATTGACAATTTCTAGGAGAAAATCTTTCTGCGACGTAAGCCTTAATTGCATCCGAAACCACGGTCGAATCGTATGCTGAATTGTATAAAATTGTTGCCGTAATATTAAAAGTCACTAATGGTGGGTCCATGATTCCAATATCAAGACCAGCAGTTGTTTTGCTTACAATATCCGCAAGAATGTCGGTTTTTTCTCCATTTGTAAGCACTCTATTTGGGCCATAAAGATATATTGTTACATATCCAGCAGAATCGCCCTCACCGTTTAGTAGCGCGCCGCCAGAATCTGTTAGGTCATAAACTTTTGTTCGTGTTATTAACTCTGGATACGAAGTTGACAAATATGATTGAAGTTGCAATTTTGTTGTTCTTGCTGATGTTACTGATTGTATGTATGTTGTTGCACGATTTAAAAATTCATCAGTCGTTTCGGAATTCAAACCATTTACAAAAGCACTACTACTTTTTGCAGAATAAAGCGACTGGCTATAGGTTAAGATTTTTAGATTAGTATCGTTTGCAATTTGAGGGATACCACCAAAAACTAAACACGTACAACCAACAGTCCCAGTTGGTAGCGCTGACCCTGGTTGGTTTGATGCGATTGTTAAAATTTCGTCTGTGGAAAAAGCATATTCTAAAATTTGGTCGTTTTGAGTAATTTCAAAAGCGAGCAAAGTGCCTTCTGGGACAACTGCGCCACCACTGCTTACGGCAGTAAGTTGAGCAATCAAGGTAGCCCTGGTCCCTTCGTTGGTCGGAAACCCCAACATCTTTGAAACGCCTAACATCAAAGAATTAGGCAACCTATTAATTGCATTAATATTCAAAGCACTCATATACGCAAAGGCCTGAAACATTGCATCCTCTGGCGTCCCAGGACGTAAATTAAAATCTGGCAAAACAAGCCTGGCTAGATTTATTGAATCAAAATAAATAGACGTTGGTTCAACATCCATAATTCTTAAATCAACATATTGTGTAAAATCTATTGTCATTTTAAACCTATCTTCTTAAGTTGTATGTAAAACTGATAGTTAATGTTCCGTCATCTTCAATCAACGAACCACTAACATTTTTAATCTGAATTTCTGGGATAAATTTACCGACTGATAAAGCAACCATTTCTGGCGAAACACGAGCAAATGTTATATCAAAAACACCAAAATCTGGCGTAAGCCTTAATGAATTAGGCTCAGTAAGTAAACAGAAACTTATTAATTGCTTAAAATAATTATCAGAGCCTTGTTTAATTTTTGTTATTGTGCCATCGTTATCAAACGAAATTGGGAATTTAAGAGAGTCCATATGTTTTCCTGTATTTAAAGTATCTCATATTATTAGGCCTCCTCTAACGCTTCAACTCTTGCTTCAAGGGCCGTTAAATCAGCCGTGGACGCAAAAACATCATCTTTTTTAGAAATTGCTCCGACAACAAAAATATCTTTGGTTTGATGACCCAAAAACCCACATATCACTTGGTCGCCAATATCTAGGGAGTAGGTTGTTGTTTGACCCAAAAATTCAACGTCTTTGAAAACACAATCTAAATCTCTAACATCTATTTGAACCCTGCCACCGACCATTGACACAACAGTGCCTCGATAGAAACCCCCACCCCGAAGAGGGTATGACGCTGCTTTTTCTCCAAATTCGCCAATATTAATTTCATTAACCATTTACACGACCTCCGAATTACTTCCACCGCTTCGACCCACTCTTGCTGGCTGCGATTCTTGGCGTCCAGAATCATTAAACATACTTGTAGGAAGTTTATATTTACCAGGCCAACGTTCGCCAATTGCTATTTGTTTAATGTCTTTTGCTGGTTTTTCTATTGTCCTAAAATTGACCGTAACTGGGTTGGGGCTTAATTCTTCGTACTCAACACTGGTAATCAAATAATATCCGCTCAGGTAGGGAATTTCTCCAACATAAGCAGTCATGCCTGGTCTAAGACGAACTCCGTTTAAGCGGTCGACAATACATGTCCCACTACCTTCAAGTGGGTCATTTATCGATTGCTGCATTTGAGGCAACTGTTGCAATATAAATTTAGTATTCATTTGTTTTGTTACAGGGTCAACATATGCTGGATATGTAAGAAAAGTTCTATACCTAATTTCATCTACGTTTTTCTTTAATTTTTTTCGATATTTACTGTACGTGTATTTTTCTACACCCCATTTATGCAGTAACCATTTTTGACTACCAAAATACAAAACACCATCTGCTTCAAAACACATAAATTTTGCATCCCCAGCAAGTTTTTTAATTACATCCCACAGACTGTCGGCTTGCTGTTCTCCTGACGCCTTAGTAATTGTTTGCGATTTTGTTGTTTGCTCACCAACAAACTCTAATCCATACTTCTGAGCAGCGTTTTTTACAAACGCAGTGCCAGTGTCCTTTATTGAGCCCATTTCACTTCTGTCACGTTTCATTTGTTGAATTGCTTTTGTGTAAGCCGAAATACTCACAATTGGCGATGCCCCCTGCGATTGGGTATATGTGACGTCTGCAATTTCAAATGGATAACCAAAATACGTATGTCCAAATATGTTCGTGCTAGAAGTTGCTAGGTCATCAATACTTAAACTTTTATATATTAAAGTTTGCCCAGGTTGAAAATAATTATTTTTAGTCATTTCAAAACCAGGGTCTACAATGTCAAAACTTAAAGCAGACGCTTCGTCCATAGTAAAACTAATTTTTAACGACAATAAATTATTGTGAAGTTGAGTAACGAAACCATTTTTATTTTTATCAATAAAAACCAACGGCACATCCCTATTAGACCCAACAATTTGTAATTGCTGAGAATTGTCTCGGCGACTATTAAATGAACTTCCGTCGTCAGCAAATGATTGATATTGAGCCATCAGGTTTTACTTGTCTTCTTCTGGTTGATTGTTTGTCCAGCCAACATGTTTGCCATAATTTGAACTATTTGTGTCTGAGGGTAGCGTAAATTCTTCACTGATACTGCCTGGTGGTGGCGGTGGCGGAGGATTTTTTGAAGTGAGTCGTGGCATGGCAATTAGTGTTTGCGCTTCTATTGGTATTTCTTGTAATGTCAAATTTGCCTGCGCCCTAGTTACTCTCATGCTCTTATCACGCTGTTGTGCGTTAATCGAAAAATCGGTTATAACAAACTGGATACCCCTGCTATTGCCCAAGTCGTCATATCTAAATTGCTGAGTAAACATAGAGTCAAAATTAAAAAACGATACTGGATATGGAGTTTGAGCAATCTTTCTTAATAATTTTATTTCGTCTTCTACGTGAGCAATTAATCCATCACCATCCTTTGCAATAACAAAAGAAAGGCTAATTTGCAGTAATTGAAATTTTTTCCAATCAACAAACGAAAAACCAGCAGTTCTATCGATGGTTACCCATTCGCTACCAAGACCAGAGTATTGAATATCGTTTGGTCTATGGGTAAAAATATAACGATTTGTTACATAGTCCAAGAACCCCCAGTCTTCGTTAATGGTTGGGACCAATTGGAATATTTGAGGTGAATTTAAATATTTATCTTTTTCGCTATTATTTTTAATTATAAAAGAATTATTGACATTAACGCTGTCAGCAAATAAATTGCGGCTTCGCTGAATAGATATTGTTGTCAAAGCACCAGAATCAACCCCAGGTAAACCATCGTCAACATATCCGTTACCGCCGCCACTGCCGCCACTTCCACCACTGCCGCCACTGCCTGACCCGCCAGGACCCCCAATACTTCCGACACGCGACGTAGAAGAACTGGATTTAGGTTGATTTAAAAACTTGTTTACTTGTTCTAATGTATACCCAGAATCTAGTAGTTCTTTTCGAATTGATTCACTACTGAGACCACGCATTTTAAATGCATCCCATAAACCAATGCTGCCAGATTCATACCATTGCCCGTCTGCATAAAATCCTTTTGCATTAAAACTTCCACTTAAAGTGGATTGCGAATTCAAACTCATTTCGTATTCGTGTACAAAATAGTTTGAATATTTTTCAAATACATCATCCCAGGTTTTTAATTGCACCTTTCCACCACCGCTTGTGGATTTTGGGTCATAGTAAAACAATTGCTTGTCAGCGTCTGTGGTGTCAGCCAAATAGGATTTGAAACGTCTTATAATTTCATCTTTACTAACCGCACCAATATTGCTTTGACCAACGAATAAATCATTTGAGCCAGTCCCCAATAAGCGACTAGTCACAACACCCCTTGTTTGAAATTTTGGTACCTCCAAAATGATTTGCGGGGAGCCTGGTTTTGTATTGATGTCGGTTACTTGAGTGGTAGATAGATTGCTTTGCCCTTGCGTAACCGTATATGTTGAAATTTGTTTACTGTAATTTTGTTTGACCACAACCTGCCCACAGCACTGGTCGGGTTCGTTTTCATTGATTGCATCAGCGTACCGTGCCATTGTTTTTGAACTGATTCTTAAAATATATTTAGCGTCACCAACTTCAACTCCATTTAGGATTTGGTAAACAACTGGATTTCCACCACTTTCCTTGTATATATCAGCCAAGGCGTTGGTAATAATCAAATCTGTTTCTATATAGGTAGTACCGCCGACTAAAACGGTTTTTGGTGCTCTCATCTAATTTATGCTCTCTGTCTTTTGTCGCGCTCAAGTCTTGTGAGGTGTTCTTTAACTTGCGCTACAACTTCATCAGTACCAGCACCGTAGACGTTAATTGTATAGTTGTTACCTTGGGCACTAGGGGCACTTGCCATACTCATTGTTTTACCGCCCCCCGCACTCATTGACGGAACGGTTGTGTCTCCGGTTGGGCCAGGAACCACATGTAAATGTCTATTTAACGTACCTCCGTGAAACTCAGCAAACCCCCCATTTCGCTCAACCGTGGTTTTGTACATACCTAATTGATTACCAACTAAATCGTATGCTCGACCAGTTACGTGGTCTGAATTTATTGACCCCAGATTATTGGTTCTGTAAGATGAGGTAATGTTTCTTTTGCCGGAAATTAAAGAATTCATTGAGGCATGACGGCCTAGTGTTTGGGTTAATCGGGAAGATGTTGTGTCACCACGCGGAGTGGTTGTGTCTGGTTTTTTTATTTCAACACCCGCAGCAATAAATATTTCTTTAAGCGCATCTTTACTGAACCATTCTGGATTGTTTGCTACATTTGGGTCGTAGAACTTTGCCTGCATATCCGTAATTTTTTTCTGAGCGTCCAAAACCATTACTTCTTTATCACTCAAATCACTCAACGCAAAAGCAGCACTCTCTTTATCTAATTTTTGTAATGGGTCAATACCGCTAATGCCAAAACTTGATAAATTATTTGTAAAATTACCAGTTGTTAATTTTCCGCTCATTACCTGGTTGTAGAATTCTTCTTGACTACCAACATCCATGCGTCCAAACGAATCCAGAATAGACTTTCTGCCTGATGCGGAAAGTGCCTGTGCTTCAGGTGCTTCGGCCAATTTTTGTGAAAGGGTTTGGCCAAGACTTGCTTTGACGCCCTTAAGATTTTTTTCGTTATAGCCAGTCATCGCTGCTCTGCTGGCACTCCCACCGGCATAGATTTGGGAACTCATCCCTTCAAGTTGTCCACCTTTTTGGTTGAATAAAGCACCGGTGCCCTCACCAAACATTTTTTGGAATTCAAAATATGCCGCACCAGTATCTCCGCCCGCTCTGGTAATTAACTGTTCTTGTGCTACACCTATCATTTGTCCAAGTTCAGACACGTCTACGGCTGAATTTGGGTCATCTTTTAGTTGTTGTCTTCTGGACTGACCAAAAGCAGCGATTGCTTCATCGTATATAAGCGGTGCTTTTTGTCGTTTTGCGACTTGGTCAAAAATGCTCAAGTTTTCCATAAGCATCTGCGCCAACTCTGCGTTGACTTGTTCTTTTGTTCGCTTTACAGTAATCCCTAATTTATTCAAAGCATCGGTCATGCTTATTGTTGAGTCATAAAGATTAAGACCAATACTCTGTGCCAGACGGTCAATTTCTGTTTCTGTTTTGCCAGTCATTTGTGTAAAGACATTCATTCGGTTCTGTGCCATGGTCGTCAATCTGTCTGACGCTGTTGCTTCCGCATTCCCCTGTTTTTCAAACTTTTGCAACGCCTCTTTACGAGTATTGTCGTTTTTGTTCATGTCTCCAAATTGCGATGCCGACATGTTAATGCCTAAGTCTTTTTGATTATTAAAAATTTCTAATAAACTTGCTTTTTGTGCCGCTCGATTTGTTTTATCTCTTTGTCGTTTGCCAAATAAATCTCTAAGTTGATTGGCTCCATAACCAAGGGCACCGACTGCTGCACCGCCAACACCACCAACTAACGCACCTAGACCAGCACCAGGCAATGTGCCTAATGGTCCGCCAACCATAGTGCCACCAATAGCACCAGCCATACCGCCACCAGCGGCACCAGCACCCGCACCCGAAAGC